GCTCGCCCCCCGGCGCTCGGGGGCGGATCGCGCGAGACGGGAGGCCGCAAGGCCGCAGGGCCGTCCTCTGCCCCGATCCTCACCCCCGTAACCGGCGGGCCGATGGGAGGCAGAATTTGAGTTTCGTCACCGATCTCGACAATCCAGCACCGCCACTGCCCGAGGGCGCAGCCGATCCCGCCGCGCCGATCGCGGGCGACTGGTGGCCCGATATCGATCCGGCGCGAATCCGCACCGCCTATCGCATCCGCGAGGCGGTCACCCATGATCGACTGCGCGAGGCGCTGATCGCCGCGATCATCACCGTGGGCAATGATCTGGCCGACTGGCAGGCCGACCAGCTGGCCGCCGGCCATGCCGCGCTCGCCGCGATCCCCGCGCCCCGGATCGATGGGGAATCGCGCCTGCTGCTCTGCTACCGCCGCGCGGTCGCGCTCTATGCCAAGGCCGAGATTGTCGAGCGCTATCGCGATATCGACCTGACCGGCCCCGGCGAGCGCCGCGCCGAGGATCTCGATCCTTCCATTGGCGAGCTGCGCCGCGACGCGCTCCATGCCGTGCGCGATCTGCTCGGCCGCACCCGCACCATGGTGGACCTGATCTGATGGCGCAGCCGCTCACCCTTGCCGCGCGCCAGGGCGACACGCTCGATGCGCTGCTCTGGCGCGAGGCCGGCCTTGGCCCCGCCGCGCTGCCCGCCGTGCTTGATGCCAATCCCGGCTTGGCCGGCGCCGGCGCGATCCTGCCCGCCGGCACGCGCGTGACCGTGCCCGCCGCTGCGCCGGCCGCTTCCACCCTCCCGCTCATCAACCTTTGGGACTGACATGGACCTTCGCGACATCACTGGCCCTGCCGCCGAACTGATCGGCGCGCTCATGCCCTCGCTGCTCGGCTCGGCTGTGGCGCAGGCATGGAAACCGAAAATGCCGTGGCGCCAGCGCTTCCTGCAATGGGCGGTCGGCTCGGCCGTCTCCTATCACGCCATGCTCGCCATCGTCGCGCTCACCGATTGGGGCGGGTTCGTCGCCCAGTCGATCGGGTTCGGCATCGGCATGCTGGCGTGGGACGCCACCCCGCCGCTGCTGCGCGCTGCCCAGATCGCGCTCGCCAACGTGCCGAGCCGCCTTCTCGACCGCTTCCTGCCCAAAAAGGATTGAGCCCATGCAGCTATCGCCTAATTTCCGCCTGGCTGAATTTACCGCCTCGGACACCGCCACCCGCCTGCGCATCGCCAATGAGCCGAACGCGCAGCAGATCGCGGCGCTCAAGACGCTGTGCCTCAAGCTGCTGGAGCCGGTGCGCGCGCATTTCGGTCGGCCGGTGCGCATCACGTCCGGTTTCCGCACGCCCGCGCTCTGCCTCGCGATCGGCTCCACGGTCGGCTCCCAGCACGCCCAAGGCGAAGCGGCCGACTTTGAGATTGCCGGCATCGATAATGTCGCGGTCGCCACTTACATTCGCGATCGCCAGCCCTTCGATCAGTTGATCCTTGAGAATTATGTGCGCGGCCAGCCCAACAGCGGATGGATTCACGCCAGCTATCGCGAGGGCCGGCTGCGCAAGGACGTGCTCACCTATTCGCGGCAGACCTATTTCAAAGGTCTGGTTCCATGACGATCGGCGCCAGCCATATCGCCCTTGCCGGCGCGCTGGCCGCCAGCCTCGCGGGCATGGCTGGCTATGTCCATGGCGTCGGCGTCGGCGAAGCGCGCGAACTGGCGGCCCGCAAGCGCGCCGATGATGCGGCCGAAGTCGAGCGCCGCAAGTTGCAAGGCCAGATCGACGCCACAGCGCAGCAGCATCAGGCGGCCGAATATGCCCGCCAATCCAATGTTCGGGAAATCTACCATGAGAGCCAGAAAATCATCGAGCGGCCGGTTTATCGCAATGTCTGCATTGATGTTGATGGCGTCCGCCTGCTCGACGCGGCCGCTGCCACCGCCAACGGTAAGGATCTCGCCCCAGCTGCTGGCCCCGCCGCCGGCGCTGCCGCCGGTGCAGCGGGCGGATGATGGCGCGATGGCCGGCGCACAGACGCTGCCCAGCCTGATCGCCCTTTATGATGTCGCCGGGCAGATCCGCGTCGCCTTCATTGCCCTGCAAGAGCAGGTGCGCATCGCCATGGGCAGTCATGTCCAACCAGAGGGGGAGCGATAATGTCGAACATCGAACGGTTTGAGGATGATGCCGCTCGAATTCTCGGCCATCTTTATAAGGTTTTTCCGGTTCTCACGGACATTGATGCGCGTGCGATGAGCGAGGCTGGCCAGCCATCCCGGCGTTTCGGCGAGGCCATCGCGGGGCTCTATTGGCTGGAAGACGCTGGCTATATCAGCGTGCGCGAACGGCAAGCGTCTGGCTGCTTGGGGGCTACGCTGACACCCCTCGGCCTCCATCTTCTCGGCCGCGATTCCGGCGAAGACCACGAAATGCCGGCACCCGGCGCCCTGCTCATCCGCTATGTCGCAGAAGGGAAATCGTCGCTCGCTCGGGACACCGTGCGTTCCATCCTCGCGGCCGGCATGAAGGCGGGCATGAAATGAGGAAGCCCGATAGCCTCAAGGCGCTGCTGCTCGCCACCGTGCCCGGCCTCGACAAATCGCCCGAGCGGCTCGCGCTGTTCATCGATCGCGGGCAGATCGTCGGCGGCAATGGGCGCAGCCTGTCCTTCGAATATCGCTACACCCTGTGGAGAGCTTCACCGGGAGCCTCGATCAGCTGATGGTGCCGATCCTCGCATGGATCGCCGAGCATCAGCCCGAGCTGCTCGGCGTGCCCGGTGCCCAGCCCTTCACCTATCAGGCCGAGATACTGGACGAAGAGAGCCAGGACATATCCGTCATGATCGACCTGCGCGAGCCGGTCATCGTCGCTCCAAAGGATGGCGGCGGCTATGCGGTGAGCCATCCGGTACAACCGCCGCCGCAAAGCCTCGATCATTTCGAGGGCGTGCCCTCGGGCGCGAAGCTCTGGCAGATCTTCCTCGATGACACGCTGTTGCCGATGGATGCGCCCGATGGCTGACACGGACGGCCTCATTGAGCTGGAGCGCATCGCCGGCGCGCTGCTCGCCAATATGGACAGCAGCGGCCGCCGCCGCATCTTCCGCGCCATGGCCCGCGATCTGCGCGCCTCGCAATCCGCTCGCATCGGGGCGCAGCAAAATCCCGATGGCAGCGCCTTCGAGCCGCGCCGGCCGAAAAGTGCGCCGCGTGGCCGCTCTTATCCGCTGCGCTTTCTCTATCCGAAAAGCGCGGCCGCCCCGCGCGTCGTGTTCATGAAAAGTTGGGTCCGGCAAGGCCAGCTCATCACTGGCTATGACATTGAGCGCGGCGATATTCGCAGCTTTTTCTGGGACAAGATCGAAAAGCGCCTGCCAGTTGAGGCAAGCGATGCCGCCAAGCCCGGCGGGTCTTTGCGCCGCCGTGGAGCGATCCGACGCGCCGCCATGTTCCGCAAGCTACGCGGCGGCAAGTATCTGCGTCCCGGCGCTTCCGATGTGGAAATTTGGGTTGGCTTTGCAAACCGTGCGGCCGAGGTCGCCGGCATCCATCAAAAGGGACTGGAAGATCGCCCCGCGCTAAAGGCCGCGCCCGTGCGCTATCCGCGCCGGGAACTGCTTGGCCTGACCAATGCCGAGCGTGGGCGCATGCTCGACCTATTGCTGGCGCACCTAGAGATAAGAAAATAAATTCTTTATAATACGCCACTTACAACAATTATTATTCCACATGTCACCAGATGCCCTCTCCTGAATTGTCATCGTGAAATTCCGATGGCAATTGCAACTATGGTCACATCGCGTGACTGATAGCGGGGGGATAAATAATGGGTGGTCATATACGCGCGGTTTCGTGTGCTCTGTTGCTTCTGTCCAGCGGTTGCGGAGGCGATAGCGGGAGCAATAGTCAACAAACATTGTTGCCGCCTGTCCCACCTGCTCCGGCTCCGACGCCTACGCCGACACCCAAACCGACCCCTACCCCTACCCCTACCCCTACCCCTACCCCATCGTCGAGTACCCCGTATCGGGCCTCCATGGGCGTGCCTTTGATCGGCGAAATTGTGTTCGATATGAACCGGAACGGCATTTTTCCTGATACGGAGAACGGGGTCGATGATCTATTTGCGGCCACAAGTCGCAAGGGTGAATATGGCCCCGGGGTGAAAGACTGGTATGGTTTTACTTCGCCGGTGGACCCATCCGCCTATCCAACCATGATCAGCGGGACCAGCACATCGACGGGATTTTACTATGGCGGCATCATCCCCCCGACAAATGCAAGGATCGCCTCTCCCGCAACCGCACTGCTCGGCCACGACCATACGGCCACACTGCTGAAAAACGCCGGGCTGAATATGACGCCCAGTGAATTGCGGAATTTTGATACATTCGTTGAATTCGACAGCGCCGATGCCGCGAAACGAGAGCGCGCCCGCCAGATCGCCGCACTCAACCTCAAGCTTCTTCTGCATGCCGGATATGAGACCTACGAACCCGTTACAGGCGTGATCGTCCTTCACGATAAAATCGACCATGTTCGCCAGCAACTCAAGGCAGGCGCGGTCGACTTTAACAATGTCGAATCCATGGTGGCCGTGCTGAATCGCTCCAAATATGCCATTACGGATTCTAGGGGAAAGCGAGATGCGGCCGAGCTGATCGCCCGCTTTGGAAAGGCAGTGGATCAATATCTCACCGGTCCCGAGAGCATATCAGCAATCGAATATGGCATGAGGATATTGATCCTCCCGGAGCTGGAATGGATTTTGTTTCAGCATCCATCAGGACCAAATTTAGTGGAAGATATTTCTGTCAATAAAATCATTGACGTTTTTAGATTTTTTGAAGATGCCCCTGACATCAACAACGTTGATGCCAAATTTATTGCCGTAGCTGATTACATTGACTTCAATGCAAATGAAGAAATAAATATAACACCATACCATATTGTAAGCAATGATAGGACAATTGAACATGGACCAGTCCTTTATACAGACAAGGCTGTTTTATCGGTAAAAGTCCCTAACAGATTTTCGTCTGTGCTCAGCGCCTTCCTCGAGAAAGATGGCTCCGTTACGGTGAAGCGGACAGGTGCCGAGCAGGCTTTGGGCTGGTTCGAATATACATCCCGCGACCAGTCAGGCGTGACTAGTTCCTCTCGCGTTTACCTCCATTTAAAACCGGGGCGCTAAGCACATTGCCACGCCTGCAAAATCGCACTCCCCCCTTGTCGAACCCCTATTCGACAAGGGGCACCGTCTAGCCCTCGCGCCAATGCCCGCCAGACATGGCCGGCATGGCCGACACCTTCACCGCCGTTGATCTCTCACAGCTGCCCGCCCCCTCGATTGTCGAGCCGCTCGACTTTGAGGCGATCTATGGCGCTATGCTGGCAGACCTGCTCGCGCAGCTCCCAGACTTCGATGCGACGGTGGAATCCGACCCCGCCGTCAAGCTGCTCCAGATCGCCGCCTATCGCGAGCTGACCCTCCGCGCCCGCATCAATGATGCGGCGCGGGCCGTCATGGTCGCCTTCGCAGGTGGCGCGGATCTCGATCATCTGGCCGCCGTGTTCGGCGTCATGCGCCTGGTGCTCGTCCCGGCCGATACCGCCAACAGCATTCCCGCCGTCATGGAGAGCGATACCGAGCTGCGCCGCCGCGTGCTGCTCGCGCCGGAGGGCTATTCGGTCGCCGGGCCGGAGGGCGCCTATATCTTCCATGCCCTGTCCGCCGCGCCCGATGTGCTGGACGCCAGCGCGACCAGCCCCGAGCCGGCCGAGATCCGCGACCTCGTCCTCGACGTGCTGGGGGCGCAGGGCGCGGCGCCAGGCTTGATCGACGCGATGAACGCGGCGCTCGATAGCGCCATCTGGCCGGGCACGGTCATGGTGACGGTCCTCGCCCGCGAAGGCGACGGCCATGCCGCGCCGGCCCTGCTCGATACGGTGGATGCCTATCTCTCGGCCGAGACGCGCCGGCCGCTCACCGATTTCATCACCGTGCGCGGTGCGCAGATCGTGTCCTATGCCGTCATCGCCCAGCTCACCACCTTCATCGGGCCGGATAGCGCCATCGTGCTGGCCGAGGCGCGCGCACGGCTCGACGCCTATATTGCCGACAGCCACCGGCTCGGCCGCGACATCACCCGCAGCGGCATCATCGCCGCGCTGCATTGCCCCGGCGTGCAGAATGTCCTGCTCGCCAGCCCCGCCGTTGATATCGTGATGGATCGCACGCAAGCGGGCCACTGCACCGCGATCGACATCAGCCATGCGGGCGTGGGCGAATGACCAGCCTCCTGCCGCCCAATGCCACGCGCCTCGAACGGGCGCTGGAACAGGCGATGGCCCGCCTGGGCGCGGTGCCAACGCCGATCGAGACGACATGGCGGCCGGACAAGCTGCGCGCCGATCTGCTGCCCTATCTGGCCTATGGCCTCTCGGTCGATACATGGTCGCCGGAATGGTCGGTGGCGATCAAGCGCGAGCGGACCCGCCGCGCCATCGATATCCAGCGCCGCAAGGGCACGGCCGCATCGGTCCGCGCGATCGTCGCGGCACTGGGCGGCTCCATCGCGCTGCGCGAATGGTGGCAGAAAGAGCCGGTCGGCAACCCGCATAGTTTCGAGCTGATCCTCTCCATCGCCCAGCTGGGAAGGCAGGCCCCGAGCCCGGCCTATATCGAGAGCATCATCGAGGAAATCCGCCGCACCAAGCCGGTGCGCTCCACCTTCACCTTCACGCTGGCGCTAAGTGGTTCGGCGCGCATCGGCATGATCGCGGCGGCCCGCCCGGTCATCCATGCGCGGCTGAACTGCGCGGCGCCCGCATCCTGACACGAGGCGCCCCATGGCTTTGATCTTCACCGTTACCGATGCCGGCCGCGCCGCGCTGGTCAATGCGGCCGGCAATGGCACCGATGCGGTGCTGATCGCGACGGCCGGCTTGAGCGCCACGGCGATCGTGCCAGACCGAACGATGACGGCGCTGCCCGGCCAGTTCAAGACGCTCGCCACCCTGTCCGGCACGGACGTGGCCGATGACATCATCCATCTGATCATCCGCGATGAGAGCAATGCGGCCTTCACGCTGCGCAGCGTCGGACTGTATCTGGCCGATGGCACGCTGTTCGGCGTCTATGGCCAGGCCGAGCCGATCATCGAGAAGACGGCCGCCTCGCTCATGCTGCTGGAAATGAATATCCAGTTTGCGGATATCGCAGCGGACAGCGTCACCTTTGGCGACGCCAATTTCCTCAACCCGCCGGCCACCGAAACCACTATGGGAATCGCCGAACTGGCAACGCAAGCGGAGAGCGATTCCGGCACGGACGACAAGCGCATCGTCACGCCCAAGAAAATGCGCACGTCCGTTCTCGCATGGCTGGCGAGCTGGTTTGCCGATGTCTGGCGCGCCAGCAATGACGGCTCAGGCTCCGGCCTCGATGCAGATCTGCTCGATGGCCAGCATGGCAGCTATTATCGCGATCTTGGCAACGCCACTGGCAAAGCCCCGATCAGCGTGTTGCCATTTTTGGACGGCGATGAAGCTGTCGGGTGGGCGCGGATGAACGCCTCGGGCGATGGGGACGTGGGCGGATCGCTCCGTATCACAACTGCCGGCAACAATCTCACTTACTATCACGATGGCGTCCAGGTCTGGAGTGTTAGCCGCTATGGCAATATGAGCGTGACCGGCAATATTGCCATTAACGGCACCGCGACGATCGGCGGCAACACCGCGTGGCACGCCGGCAATGACGGCGCTGGCTCGGGCTGCGATGCGGATCTGCTCGATGGGCAGCATGGCGCCTATTATAACGCGCTGGGCAACGCCACGGGCACGCTCGCCAATGGCCGGCTTGGCGGCAGCTATGACGGCATCACCCAGATGACGATGACCCGCATCCGCCTGCTGTCCACCACGGACGCCAGCCTTGAGAGCGTCAATCACGCCCTGCAGGTGGGGCCGGATAGCGGCGCCTGCCTCCTGCTCGATAATAATGAGATCATGTGCCGGAACAATGGCGAGCCGGGGCCGCTCTATATCAACAATGATGGCGGCCTGGTTGAGATCAACGGCGGGAAAGCATGGCATGCCGGCAATGACGGGGCCGGCTCGGGCCTCGATGCCGACCTGCTCGATGGCCTGCACGGCTCCGCCTTTGCCAAGGTCGCTGACTTCGCCAACTCCCAGGCCAATAATGGCTATGTGAAGTTGCCCGGCGGGCTGATCATCCAATGGGTCAATGTCGTCAACGGCACATCAAATGCCGCCCCCTTCGTCTGGCCCATCCCGTTCCCCAAAGCGGTCTTTGCGGCGGTGCCCGGCTCACGACAGGGCCTGACCTTTTCCGGCTCACAATCGGTCTATCTCAACAATGTCACCACGACCGGCGGCTCGCTCTGGGCCAACAACGGCGGCAACCATTCCACGACCTCCTGCGTCATCGCCATCGGCAACTGAAAGGAACCCTCCCCATGAAAACCACCATTGGCGCCTATGACGCCGCCACCCGCAGCGTGCCCGTCACCTTCACGGAAGGCACCATCAAGCACCGCCGTTCTGTCAATGCCGTGCATAAGGACGATGGCAGCTATGACCGCGCGGCGACCAAGGCACGCGTCGAGGAAG